CGCTGTGAAGATTGTAGATCGAATGGAGTTTAGTCATAACAATTTTTCAAAGAACATAATCAAAGGATGGGAATCAGATGCAAGAGGATAAAAAAGAACTAGAAGTCGATGAAGCTTTAGACGCAAGACAAAGAATGGCTAAGAAAATGGCTATGAAGAAGAACAAAGCTAAAATTAAGATTGGTAAGAAGAAAGCTATGAAAAGAGCTGCTAATCCTGAAAAGCTTAAAAAGATGGCTATGAAGAAGGCTCGAGACGTAATTGCTAAGAAACTTGTTAAAGGTAAAGACAAGAAAGATATGGGTATGTCGGGTAAGAGAAGTCTTGAAAAGAAACTCGATAAGAAAAAGTCTGCTATTAAAAAGCTAGCTAAGAAACTTATGCCTAAAGTTAAGAAAGCCAATAGAGATAAAGTCAGAGCTAACAAGGGTAAGTAAATGCATTTGAATCGGTTTAAGGAGCACTATCTTAAAGAGGCTGCTGGTGAAACAGTAATCATTAACTTCGGCCGATTTAATCCACCTACTAATGGACATGAGAAACTTTTAGATAAGTCTATGAAGGCTGGTACAGGTACTCATAGAGTATATGCTACTCAAACTCAAAATTCAAAGAAGGACCCTTTAGCATTCAAAGATAAAGTTAAGTTTATGCGAAAGATGTTTCCTAAACATGCTCGTCATATTCTCATGGATACAAAGGTGCGCACATTTTTCGACGCATTAGTCACAGCACACAATGATGGATTTAAGAATGCCATTGTAGTAGTTGGATCTGATCGAGTTAAAGAATTTGATATGGTCTTAAATAAGTACAATGGTGTAAAGGCAAGACATGGTTTCTACGAATTCGAAGGTGGTGTTAAGATAGTATCTGCTGGTGATAGAGATCCAGATGCTGATGATGTATCAGGCATGTCGGCTTCTAAATTAAGAGCTGCAGCTAAAGATAACGATTTAGTTACATTCACAAAGGGAATGCCAAAGGGATTTAAAGGGGCGAAAGAGCTAATGAACGCAGTACGTTCAGGGTTAGGTTTAAAGGAGTCACACTGCTTCAGAAAAGATGTTAAGATGAAAAGTCTATCATACATCCGTGAGAAGTATATTTCTGGTGAACTATTTAATGAAGGTGACAAGGTGATTATAGCAGAAACTCGGGAGAGTGGTGTTATAAATAAATTAGGTACGAACTATGTTGAATTGTTAGTTGGTAGTGAAATTAAAAACGTCTGGATTTCAGACATATGCAAGGAGTAAGTTATGGGAAGAAGAAGAGCAACTAAAGAAGAGTTTTGGGAAACGGGTCTGCGATGGGTTGAAGATGCACCAAAGAAGAAAAAGAAGGTAAAGGCTAAAAAGGAAGAATTTGATATGGAAGCCGCCTCTAAGAAAGAACTAGAAGACTTCGGCAGAGAGAAAGGCATTGAATTGGATCGTAGAGAAAAGAAATCGAGTTTAGTGGAGCAGTTAAAAAACTTCTTAAACCTTTAATATAAGGATTTTATATAATGAATTTGGAATTGAGCAGAGACAACTTTGAGTTGTATGCGTCGAAGCATTATCAGAAGAATAAGTGGGCAACTACTGATGAGTATAATGCAGACATGAGTAGATTCAAATATATTAACAGATTAATCAATCGTTATTATAGAGATGATGATTTAAAAGAACGGCTGATATTAAACCATATCATTGTCCTAGGTAATGTACTGGGTTCAGCAACAGCTGCTGATATGATTATGTTTAATACAGATGGCCATTTGAAAAGCATAGTTAAAACATTTCTGGTATACTTACATTACTTACCAGAAGACCATTATGTTGGAATAGCATTAGATTCTGATATAATTGACGTATTAAGGAAAATATAGTGGCAACAATATCAAGAGCAGCAGACTTATATTATACATTTAGATTTCTAAAGGTATTAGTGACTCCATGGAAAGATATGGATGCATATAAAGCTGGTATCATTGATGAGAATGGTAAGAACTTAATTAGGTCTAAGAAAGTAGATTCTAAAGATAAAGATGTGTATACTACATTCCACAGGCTAGTCTTCAATATTAAACGCATCTTAGAAAAGATCCCTTTCGGGAAATCTAAGCTTGCATCATATGCTGCTGCATTATTCTTATTGAAGGAAGAGACTGGAATGTCAGAAGATAACATTCTTAAGGCACTAGAAGAATTAGGGTACGATACAAGTCATGATATAAATGAAAGTATTGAATTAGGCCCACATATGTTAGACTCGGGAAGAGTAGTTACATTAGAGTCTATCGATCCAATTGGACACTTCGCAGGTGTTCCTATCTACAAATCAATTGAAGGTATTCATATATCTAAATAGTTGACTTTTACTATACAATGGTGTATAATATATACATATTATCATGAGGAAACTTGAATGAGTGATCTATTAATCAACAAGAGAGATGGCAGCAAAGAGCCATTCCAACTATCGAAAATCCACAGAGTACTAGAATGGGCATGTAATGATATTACAGGTGTATCTGTGTCTGAGATTGAATTAAAGGCTAATGTACAATTGTATGACTCAATGAAGTCATCTAACATACATGAACTACTTATTAAGAGTGCTGCAGACCTTATTACAGAACATAGTCCTAACTATCAATTCGTAGCAGCACGCCTCGTCAATTATAAATTACGTAAGGATGTATACGGACAATTTCAACCAATCTCTGTGTACTCTCATATTAAGAAGAACATTGAGTTAGGTGTATATGATGCTGATATCATGAACCACTATACTTCAGAAGAATTTAAGTATATGACTGATGAAGTTATTAAGCATGAAAGAGATGACACATTCACATATGTTGGCATGGAACAGTTTAGAGGTAAGTACTTAGTTCAAAATAGAACAACTGGAGTCATCTATGAGACTCCTCAAATGTTGTATATGATGATTGCAATGACATTATTTGCAAACTATAATGGTAGACGAATGTATTATGTAAAGGCATTCTATAATGCTATCTCACAATTCTATATTTCTCTTCCTACACCTATTATGGCTGGAGTACGTACTCCAACAAGACAATTCTCCTCATGTGTAGTATTAGAGTCTAATGACTCCTTGAATTCAATTAATGCTACTGCTTCATCTATTGTAAGTTACATATCAAAAAAAGCGGGGTTAGGAATAAATGTTGGAAAAATTAGAGCTGTCGGTTCACATATTGGAGACGGGAGTGTTGCACATACTGGTGTTATTCCATTTTTAAAGTACTTCCAAGCAGCAGTTAAATCTTGCTCTCAAGGTGGTGTACGAGGGGGAGCAGCAACTGTTTATATGCCTGTATGGCATTATGAGTTTGAAGACCTCGTAGTATTAAAGAATAATAAAGGTACTGATGAAAATAGAGTACGTAATATGGATTATGCATTTCAGTTTAATAAGTTGATGTATGAAAGACTACTGACTGGAGGTAACATTACGTTCTTCTCCCCCCATGATGTGCCGGGGTTATATGATGCATTCTTTGAAGACCAGGATGAGTTTAAACGTCTATACGAGAAGTATGAGAAGAAAAGAAACATTCGTAAGAAGAGTCTTCCTGCATTAGAAGTATTCTCACAATTCTTAACTGAACGGAAAGAGACTGGACGTATCTATTTACAGAATGTTGATCATGCAAATACACATGGAGCATTTAATCCTGAAGAAGCACCTATCCATCAAAGTAATTTATGTTGTGAAATCAACTTACCATCTCATGGTTTAGAAGCTAATGATGATTCGGATCCTGGTGAGATATCATTATGTACGCTATCAGCTATCAATTGGGGTTTGATTAATGATCCGAAAGAGTTTAAAAAGTATTGTGATTTAACAGTAAGGGCATTAGATGCATTACTAGATTATCAGGGATATCCAGTTAAAGCAGCAGAAGATTCTACAATGAATCGTAGACCTCTTGGAGTAGGTATTATTAACTTTGCATACTTCCTTGCTAAACGAGGATTGAAGTATGACGAAGATGCATTAGAGACTGTAGATGAATATGCAGAAGCATGGAGTTATTATTTGATTAGAGCATCTAATAATTTAGCAAAAGAAAAGGGAGCTGCTGTGAAGTGTTATGAAACAAAGTACGGGAATGGCATTGTACCAATTGACACATACAAAAAAGAAGTAGATGAGCTGGTTAAACCAAAAGAAAGAATGAAGTGGGATGAACTTAGGGGATCGTTGAGGGACCACGGTATTCGTAATTCAACTCTTATGGCTCTTATGCCTGCAGAAACATCTGCTCAAATATCAAATTCAACAAACGGAATTGAGCCACCACGAGCTTTAGTGAGTTATAAACAATCTAAAGATGGTGTAATGGCGCAAGTGGTTC